GTCGTCAACTGCACTCAGGATCGCAACGGCAACTGGACATTCTGCATCCCGAACGGATACGCAGTCACATGCTGAACCAATCCAACAAGTCTACCGTCCGGCAGGAGCGCTCGAAGCGCAAACTGTCCGCGCGCATCGTGGCGGCCGCCAACACGATCCTGTGGGAATGCCCTGTAGGTCGATCCACGACTGTCACGTCGATCGTGATCTGCAACTCGAGTTCATCGCAGGTCACCTTCAGGCTGTTCCATGTCACTCCTGCCGAGTCCGCTTCGGCGACGACGGCCCTGTTCTATGACATCATCCTCCGTCCGGCGACGACGACCGTCCTCGAGCAGAAGATCTACATGAACAGCGGTGAGCGGCTGATCGGATACGCATCGACGGCGTCGGTCATCGGCGTCTCGCTGTTCGGCGAGGACGCATGAGTTGGGAGTCGTTCGGATGCTGCTGTGCTGCGACGCTGTGCTGTCCGACGACGTCGGTGCTTTGGCGCTGCTCGAGCGCGCCCGTCATCGAGTTTCCATCAGGCGGCAACTATCTGACTGCGAACGGAGCGACTCCGACCGCGGTGACGCTTGCTCCCTCTATCTACGCCGATCAGACCTTGACTCGAATCAACGGGCCGTTCCAGCGTTGCTCATATCGAAAGATCGGCCTGCAGACCGTCGGCAATCCCGTCGTCGGTGGTTCGCTTTGGGTGACGTTCAACGGTGTGTCCCGACCGACTGCTGCATATCTCCCATGGTGGTACGTTCAGGCGGTGCAGGTCACAAGCGCGTCCGGAACTATCTATGTGTTTTGGGAAGCCGCCGTGTCGCTGAAGTTGTACTACGGAACTGGATTCCCGAATCCCACATACACCCAACACGGATCCATCACGCTCGGAAGAACCACGGCGATCCCGTCGACTGGTTGCCCGATGAATCTGCTCTATCGTCGCGGCAATCCTGCCGTCGGATATCCGTGGTTCGGTGAGATCACGTCGGGTGGTCTTCTCAATACTCAAACCCCGAACGCGCCGTATCACGATCCGGGCTCTGCAGGATCAACGGTGGAGTATGCGACCTCCGCAAGTTCGTTTCAGGTGTCGATCGTATGAACTGCAGGAACATGAGCGACGGCCGATGCACACTCGACTTGTTCGGAGGCGTTCCGTCGCTTGGAGTCTGTTCTGTCTGCGACAAGTACGATGGTCCTCCGCGCGGAGCGGGAGACGTCATTCACGCGATCGCGTCGGCGACTGGAATCGAAGCCGTCGTGAATCGCATCGCGGGCGATGGTTGCGGATGCGCAGCGCGACGCGCTGCACTCAATGCGGCCGTTCCATTTTCCGATGAACGCTAGGAGAACCAATCATGGCGATGACCTACGACGGCACAGGCGGACTGTTTACGCGCATCGGCGCGATGGTGTACTTCATGAACCAAGTCCGTCTGCATCAGGCGAACATGAAGTCCTATCTCGCGAACGTGCAGGCTGAGTACTCGTCGACCGACGCCTACATGATCGACCAGTTGAACGGCATGATCGAGCAGCGCATCGCCGACGCCGGCAACATCCTCAACGACATCCGCGCGTCGTCCGAGCGCACGATCATCGAGATGTGTTGGGCGCAAGCGCAGACGTCGACCAACAACCCGATGCCTGAGAAGGACATTCAGAACGCGCTGACGTGGCTCATCAGGCAGATGGATGCGGACTCGAAGACCATCGAGCGCAACGTGATCACCGTGACGAGCAGCGGATCGAAGGCTGCGAACAACGGCAACGGCGCGTTCGTGTACCTGACCACGCCTCCGTCGATGATCACCTCGAACGCGTCCGACTGGCCGAACATCCGCAAGGAGATCATGGAAGTCCGCTGCATCGCCGACGCGCAATCCGGCGCGATCAGTCCCGGTTCCGAGCGGTTTCGCGTCTCGGGTGGCCTTGCGTATCCGATGTTCGACTACCGATCTCCGGGTGGAAGCGGTGTCCGCATGGAGATCGACGCGATCTGCTCGGCCGTCGACGACGGGATCAGGGGACAGAACATCCTCACGAACAGCGACCTCGAGGATTGGACGAGCAACGTTCCCGATCAGTTCACCGTCTCGTCGGGAACGGCCGGAACGGACTTCATCAAGGAATCGACGACGGTTGCCCGTCCGACCTACGGAATGAAGTGCGCTGCAACGGGAACGACGTTCAAGATCAGGCAGCAGTTGGGATCGTCGTCCGGCACGCTCGGGAAACTTCTCCCCGACACTCCGTACACGCTCGGAGCGCTGTTTCGCAAGGATGCCGGCGCGACGGGAACGCTGCGCATTGCGCTCGAGAACTCGGCCGGCACCGAGATCACGAACGCGATCATCACGCCGATCGTCGCGTCCATGTCCTCGACGACTTGGCAGGTTCAAAGCGCTGAGTTCAGGACTCCGAAGATCCTCCCCACGACTGTCTATCTCTCCGTCGGATCGACCGTGGGTGTGGCGACTGCGGCCGCCTACGTGGATGAGATCTTCTGCGCTGAACTTCAGCCGATCGCTCCCGGAGGTCAGGCCGTCGCTGTGATCTCGGGATCTTCCAACTGGACGATCGACGACCAGTTGTACAAGGTCTTCAGCAACGACGCGGGTGGTGGATTCGCAACTGGACTCGACATCCTGCTCGAGATGTTCAACCGTGGCCTTACCCTGCCGACGGCCATCTCGGGGAGCGAGACCATCAGCGATTCGCTGATCGCGTGATCGCGACGATCAGACTAGTACGCGCATACGAGACGAGCATCTGTAGATCTCCGTCGTCGGCGAGGTCGAGTGCGGCCGTCAGCAGATCGAGCAACCGCATGTCGGCGACTTCGATGTCTGCGGACGATCCGATACGGCGCTCGTATCCGGCTATCGCCCTCGCCGACAACAGACGGACGCGCGTCTCCTCGAGGTGCCGACGCACGCGACGGCTCTTCATCGACGGATGCAGGGATGCCGAGGAAATGTGGGTGGCGCTTGGCATGAAGGCCGATACGATGTCCGACGCGGACACGGTGTCCGCTGAACTGGAGACCAAATGACAAGTACAGCATACGGCATCGTCGCCATCGCGCCCGTCGCGACGGCATCCGCACTTCTCAACAGCGACGGAGGTCACCGTGAGTGATCAACAGATGGCGATCGTCCGCGCAGCGGCCGCATCGGAACGGCTCGAACTCCTGAAGCGCACCATCTGCAAGGGCGCGACGCCCGACGAGATGGAACTCTTCTCCCGCATCTGCGACCGAACAGGACTGGATCCTTTCGCGAGGCAAATCTTCGCGGTCAAGCGGTGGGATGCGAAGGAACGTCGCGAAGTCATGCAGACTCAGATCTCGATCGACGGCGCTCGTCTGATCGCGCAGCGGTCGAACGAGTACGAGGGACAGGTGCCGGCGATGTGGTGCGCCGACGACGGCGTGTGGCGCGACGTGTGGCTTTCGTCCAAGCCGCCGATCGCGGCCCGCGTCGGCGTCCACCGTCGCGGATTCCGCGAACCGCTGTATGCGATCGCGCTGTGGTCGGAATACGCACAGACCGATCGCGACGGGAACGTCACGCGGATGTGGGCGAAGATGCCGGCGCTGATGCTGTCGAAGTGCGCGGAGGCCCTTGCGCTCCGCAAGGCGTTCCCGGCCGAACTGTCGGGCCTGTACACGACGGACGAGATGGCACAGGCGACGCAGACCGAGCAGTCGGAGGCGTCGCTCGTCGCCCGCGTCGCCCTTGACGCGCCCGTCGCACCGACTACGGAAGAACGCCGGGAGGACAACCGTCGTCTGTTCTCCTCCGTTCCCGCCTCGGCATCTTCGGAATCGGATGACGCGTCGGACGCATATGCGCAGTTCATCATCGGCGCGTCGTCGTCCATCGCTCCGGTCAAGACCTCGAAGGGCCGCGTCTGGAGGATCGACGCGGAAGGCGATGACAAGCCGTTCGCATGCCTCGACAGCGATATCGCTGCGCGGATCGAGGCCAACATCGCGCTCGAGGTCGGTTCGGTCGTCGAGATCGAGACGCAGTCCAACGGCAAGCGCATCATCAGGTCGTTCGTCGGCGACGCGGGAGGTGGAAAGTGAAGGCGTCGCTTCCCGGATCGGTCTGTATGCGCCGGCAACTCGGGATCGCGCCTGAGGATCCCGCTGTCTTCCGTCCCGTGACGATCGACGAGGCCGACGCCGTCGCGCGGATCGTCTCCAACGACACGTCGGTGGCATCGTCGCGTCCGGTCGCGCGCGTCGGGATCATCTACGACCTGATGCCGCTGCACGTCCGTCCGAGCCGAACGGCCGTCGCACGGGCGATCGGAATCACGAACGCGACGGTGCGACGTCGCGAGGCGCAATGGGAACTATGCGACGCCGTCGTGCGCTTCGACCTCGTTCAACGCGCGATGCGTTCCGTGATCGCGATCCGCGCATCGGCTCGATGAGCACCATCCGGGCGGGAACGGGCGCAGTTCGTGCGCGTCCGTTCCCGCCTTTTCAGTTCGACGGAGAACATTCTTGGCGATTTGCAACAAGGTGGCGATCTCGGGATGGACTTTGCGCTCGAGCGGCAATATTCGTTGCGACGTCGGTGGAGGAGAGAGAGAGGTGTCTTTCGACACGCACCCTCTCTCTCTCTTCTTCATCACCCTCTGCAGGACGCAGAGAGAGACAGGAGACACATGACGACGAACGAACTGACCTCGCTCTGCAAGCGCGTCCGCTGCCTATTCGGAGGACACATGGACGAGGACATTTGGACGATCCAACGCAAGTGGCTTCGCGATCAGGACCACGACGTCTGCGACCGTGCGCTCGAGGCGTACGCTGTAGACTACGGAGGATCCGTCGGCCGATTCATCCCGGCCAAGTATCGCGAGTACATCGACCGTGAGATCACCCGCGCGACGGAACAGCGTCGACGCGAACGAGCGGAACAGGAAAGGGCAAGGAGCGCGACACAGATGAAGATCGGAGTCACGGCAGTCGAAGTGGAGATCTCGATGCTGCGTCGCGCGATCCGCTCGGCCGACGCCAAGCGGATCGAGGACGCGAAGGCGTTCCTCGAGTCGATCGGTTGGGTGCGTCCGGCCGACGTCGATCCGCAGAACTGGCCGACGACGTGGGTGGTTGCCGTTTCGGATCTGTCGTCTGAACGGGAGATCGACGGGATGCCGGCGACGGCGTTCTACCGTCGTGCGTATCCGTCGAACGGGAAGGCCGTCCGGAAGCCGTCGTGAGCCAGTAGGAGCCAGTCCTAGCCGTTCCGTCCGAACGGACGACCGAACGCCCACGCCTATAGGCTGACGCCGTGGGCGCGTTTCTAGGGCCCTACGGCCGATTTGAACATATTTGCGGGAAATGTATCGGATTCACCACCAAACGGTCGACATCGGTCTCGTCTGATGTTACATTGATCACATCGCGGCACGGAGCCGCTGAACTGGAGACCACCATGAAGACTCTCACCGACATCACGAACGCCCTGAACGAACAGATCGAGTCCCATCGTCCGCGCGACTGGAGCGAGGAGTGGAACTGCCGCGACGCGAAGAACTATCTCTCTGCGGCGATCAGGGACATCAACTCGGGCAAGGCCAAGCGCGCGGCCGATTACATCGTGTCGTGCTGCAACCGGCTGCAGTTGACCTTGAACGTCCGTCCGTCCGCAGTCGACGACGTCGACGTCATCGCCGAAGCGAAGACCGCTGCAGAGCAGATCATCGCCGACGGATTCGCCGGACTGCTGAAGGATCTCCTCGAGGTCGACGCGTCGACGATCAAGCGATCATACAGCGGCAGGCCCGGATGCGCCTGTGGTTGTCGCGGCAACTACAGCGAGGAACCTCGCACCATGAAGGCGACGCGCACCAAGATGATCAACGCGCTCCGCGACCGGAAGGCGACCGACGCCGGCAACGACGGAGACGGATTCTTCGTCGAGACCTCCACGCGCCTCTACTTCTTCAAGACTCGCTGACGAACGGATCCCACCATGAACAACACCACCACCATCGTCTGCCCATCGCGCTACAACCCTTCGTACTGGAACGGCCACGGGCCGATGCAGCGCGAGTACGACCTGCTCACGCTGAAACTCGTCCCGTTGACCGGACGCGCCGACACGGATCACGGCGAATGGCTTCGCCTGATCGGCAACCTCTACTTCGAGGTGTACGGGAACGGCGGCAACGGGAACACATCGAGCCGCGAACTGATCGGAACGCTCGTCCGATGTCCGGCACTCCGATCCGAGGACGTCGCCGATCTCGCGTTGGTCGTGAAGTATGCGGCCGACATCGAGCGTCGCAGTTCGCGATACACGCGCCTCGCCGTCGCGCTCGACGACATCGTCTATCGCGTGATCCGCGAATCGTGGGACACGCACATGCGCCTGAAATACGGCGTCCTGACCGCACCCTGACCCAAGGAACCTGACCATGAGTTACTGGAAGACCACAGGCTATCGCATCAACTACTACATGCGGATCGCCGGCAGACTGACGGCGATCAAGTTCGAGCATCGCATGCGTGATTCGGACGCGACGCTCGGCGCGCTCCTGACCGAACTAGCCCGCTCGTCCGAGACCGGCGCGACGATCGACGCGACTCGCGAACTGGTCGGAGGCGATTCTCCCGCGCACTCCGTCGTGCCCATCGCGCACTTCGGCCCTGCCGACGAGATCCGCGCGACGGGATCGCACATGAAGGCGATCGGATTCGACCTGCGGAATCCGCTCGAGGGAACTCGGCCGGATCCGTTCTACACGCATGCGACGTATGACGAGACCTCCGAGTTCCTCGTCAAGCAGGGCTTCGGCCCGTTCGCGATCGGAATCGACGTGTACTGGATCGACGACGCCGGCACCATCGCGACGGTCGAACCGCGCGACACGTTCGCGAAGTACGCAGACCTCACTTTCCACGTCCGCAGCGAGGGGAGCGACGTTCGCTCCACCGTCGCCGGCAGTTGCGGCATCGTCCGCTGAAAGGGTTGAGATGACAAGGACCTTGTACGAGATCGGATCCGACATGGCAGCGCTCGAGACGCTGCTGCTCGAGTCGGGTGGAGACATGACAGATCCCGCCGTCGCGTCCGCGATCGAGGCATGGGAAGCGGAACTGGAGACGAACCTCGTCGCGAAGTTGGAGAACTACATCTGCCTGATCCAAGAGATCGAGGCACGCGCCGATGCGCGGACGGCCGAAGCCCGGCGCATCGCCGATCTCTCTCTCGCGGATCAACGCGCGTCGGCCGCGCTTCGGGAACGCCTCCGCTTCGTGTTCGCGACGCGCAACATCAAGCCGGTTCAGACCGAACGCTTCCGCGTCGCGTTGGCGAAGAACGGCGGGAAGGCTCCGCTCGACATCCGCGTCGGCGTCGACGAACTGCCGGCGTGGGCCGTCCGACGCGAGACCGTCGTCACGCCGGACAAGGACGCGATCCGCGCCCGGATCGAAGCCGGCGATGTGCTTTCGTTCGCATCGCTGCTCGAGCGCGGGAATCGAATCAGCATCAAGTGATCGACGGCCGTGGCACCCGCGTTTCTAGGGTGCTACGGCCGTTTCCCAAATATTTGCGGGAAATGTTGCGGATTCGCGGTCAAACGGTCGACATACGTTCTGTCCTGTGTTACATTGGTTGCATCGCGACACGGAGTCGCAAACAAGGAGACCACCATGAACAACGCAACGAAGACCGTCGAACCTGCCATCGGAATGGGCGCGACCATCATCCACTTCTCCGACCGAACCGCTTGCACGATCGTCGGCATCAAGTCGTTCAAGACCGGCGCGAAGGCCGGCACGGTCAGGCAGATCGTCCTGCAGCGCGACATCGCGACTCGCATCGACGGCAACGGGATGTGCGATTCTCAGAAGTATCGCTACGAGCGGGATCCGAACGGCATCCTGTTCACGGCGCGTCCGAAGGACGGACAGTTGAAGGTCGGATCCAGTCCGATCGTCATCGACTACCGGGAAGAGTACTTCGACTACTCGTTCTGACATGCACCGGCCGCGCGGGAGGAATCCCGCGCGGCCGCTTTCAACGGCGGCAGGAGCCGCAGAAACGGAGACAGCGATGGCACACCTTCGAGGACGAATCCTTTCAAAGAACGGCGAGTCGACTCGGCTCGGAAACAAGCGTGACGGCATGATCGTCGAGATCTACGGCAACGGTTGGCGTCTCGACACCAAGGTCATGTACTGCGAGATGCGGAAGACCGACCTGATCCACATCGCCCGCGTCGATCAGGCGACCGGATCGGTGATCGGCGACATCATCGTCATGGAATGCGCTCCGAACGGAGCGAAGCGATGAAGGTCGTCAACGCAACCATCGACTGGCGCACGATGTTCGGTGGCGCACAGCACATGGACGTGATCGTGGAACTCGAGGGGCCGCAGGGAAAGTCCGCGCTGACCGTCATGGCAGTCGCGACAGCCACGTCTGCGACCACGTGCGACGTCGAATGGCGCACCCTGTTCCTGCACGACCGGCGCGACGGACTTCAGACGCGCCTGTGGCCTCGTCTCGTCTTCGATCAGCAGGTGCTGACGGCGATGGACGACGCGATCGAGCAGACCATCCACCTCTCCCATCTTATCAAGGGCTACATCTCGTCGCAGCGCGTCCGCGACATGTGGAACTCGAGCATCAGGAATCCCGACGCCGTTCCGGACGGCCATGACACGGAGTTGAACCCATGAATGCAATGCACTTGAACAGACGGCCGCACTATTCCGCGTCCGTCGCACGCGGACTCGAGAAGATCGCATCGCGCACGTCGGCGTCCGACGCCGACGAACTTGCAGCCATCACTTGGGTGGCGCGAATGGTTCGTTGGCGTGTAGGATGTGCGCCGTCGGAACCGCACGATGCGGCTGTCTCCCCGACGAAGCGGGTTGGCCGGGCTTCGCGCCCGGCCGCCCGTGGGGAGGCCCGCCGATGACCAAACCGAACGAACAACCGACGGGATTCGGAACTGTCAGCCGCGACTGCCGCGAAGGCGAACGGATGATGTTCATCAAGGACGGGAACGAGATCGGATACGTCGAGGTAGTCCACGTCCCGAACAACGCGAAGATCCGCCTGTGCTTCTGCATGGACAGGGCGATCAAGTTGAGGAGGCAGGATCCATGACCGACCGACGCGAACCGCTCGAGGACTGGAAATGCCCTGCGCACTACTTCGGCGCGCAATGGGACGGATGGAAGGTCGCGCCCGTCGGACAGTCGCGCGACAGCGACAGCGTCGAACGGTCCAACTTCAGGACGATCGTCGAACGGCTCGAGCAGGTCGAGGATGACGACACCGAGGACTTCATCAAGTCCGGAGGCGACGAGGCGTCGGACTTCTGCTGCGGTCACATCGTCGTGCGGGAACGGCACTTCCTAGTCGGATGGGTCGAGTGGATCGCCGTCTCGCCACACGCGAAGCGATCCATCGAGATCTGCCTCGACGCCCGCGACGAACTCGAGGGCCATCCAGTCCTCGACGAGGACGATCTCGAGTCACTCGAGGCCGAGGAAGCCGGCGAGGACGAGGAGGAGGATTCCGACGATGAATGAACCTGACCTCTTCTCCTCTCTGAACCATCGCGCGACCGATCCCGCCACCAGTTCCATGGCGGCCCGTAGCCTGACAGCGGCTTCGTCCCATAGGGCGTCGCTGCTCGAGGCATACCGACGGGCCGGCAACGCGGGCCTCACGGACGAACAGGCCGCTACTGCTGCCGGACTCGACGCGACGGCCGGATACTGGAAGCGGTGCAGCGACCTGCGCCGGCTAGGACTGATCTCCGCGACGGGCGAGATCAGGAATCAGGAAAGCGGACGCGCGGCCATGGTCTGCGCCATCACGGAGAACCACCATGCAGTTCCATGAGACATTGATCGGACACAGGATCCTCGGAAGCGTCGTCCCGTCGATGGCCGCGACGCTCGAGCGGATCGCTGCCTCGCTCGAGACGATCGAGAAGCAGAAGACCGCAGCGCCGGGCTTCGTCACGATCAGCATCCCATTCTCGCTCGTCGGCGACATGATCGGTTCGCTTTCCGACGCGGCAGACCTCTGCACCGAACAGCGCAATGCAGCGTCCGACGTCGGCGAACCGGACGCGGCCGAGTCGTGGCATCGCGACGAGCAGAACCTCGACATACTCGCCCGACTGTTGGGCGATACGATTCACACCAACGGATCTAGGAAAGATCCCGAACAGGAGACCAAGAATGAACCGACGGCTTGACAGGAACCACAGGTACAGGACGGATTGGCTTGCGGACGGACGGAACGGAAAGCGCATCGTGGTCGCACGTGTGCTGCGAGACCATCTCGTCGAGGCCGGCCAACGGCAGATCCATCTCGACACGATGCTCGAACAGGCGATCTTCGACGACCTGAAGAACAACAACGGACGCATGTTCGGCCACGACGCGCTTACGTTCTTCACCTGCTCGATGCAGTATCCGGAATCGTGGCGTTGCATCGAGACGGTCGACGGCGAGGCGCTCCTCGAGCGGACGCCGACGCATCCGCATCAGTCGGTCGTGCTGTACAAGTACATCCCAAGCGTCGCGTTCGGAGGCGAGGCCGACGCTCCGAGGTTCGTCGTCACCGACCGAGGGGAGATCTGATGATGGACACCGACAAGGAGATGCGATCCATCCTCGCGCGATCCATCTCGGCCAACGACATGGAGATCACCGAGATCTCCGACTGGATCGAGAAGCAGGACGTCCGTCTGCTGATCGACATCCTCCGCGAGACTATGTTTGCGCGTCGCGAGATGGATCGGACGACGACGGCCGAGATGCAGTCGGACATCCGCTTCGAGTGCAACATCGTGACGTCGGTCGCGCTTCAGCGCATCGGCGTCGCGCTTACGTCTCAGGCGATCCGGACGGAACTGCATCGCCGGCTTCAGCAGGATCTCGAGAAGGGAGGCTCCGATGATGTCAGCCCGTGAACGCGAACGCGAACAGATGGAGATGCAGGATCCGCAACCCGGCGTCTCGACGTTCGACCGAACCCATCCGTCGATGATGACGCGTCACGATCCCGAGGATCGCATCCAAGAGATGCGCGACACGGCTCGAACTCTCCGCGCGTTCAGCCTGTTCGGGACTCCTCCGAAGGACGAGATCAACGCGATGGTCATCAACGCGGCCGTTCTGCTCGAGCGTGGCGCTTGCGCGGCCGAATGGTTCCGTCATGACCGTGCGTATGTCGCCGGACGCTTCCGTGAGGAGTGTGACGATGTCCGTCGCGAGTTGTGCCGGATGATCGCGGCCGAACGAGACCGTGAACGGCGCATCCCCGTGACCGGACTCGCCTCGGGACTCGCGGCCATGTCATGGCAGGCAACGGATCCCACCGCGATCGCAATGGAGCGCGGATGGGACTGCTTCAAGGAGGAAGGCAAGTGAGCGACAAGCAAGACTTCGTGGCGCGGCTGCGCCGTTACGATCAGGTTGGACCAAAGACGATCATTACCGAAGCCGCGGCCGAGATCGAGCGGCTGACCGCCGAGCGCGACGATGCGAGGCGGGAAATCCTGATGTGGGTAAAGGAGCGATGTTCTTGGGCTGAACTGACGCAGGAGATTGAGCAGCGGGGTTGGAAATACTTGAAGGAAAAAAGATGATGGGAAGCCTTTTCTCTCTGCTGTCCATTGCAGTCATCGGACTGATCATCTTCTTTGCCGGCGTCGTCGTCGGATTCGCAACACTTCGACGGATCAATCAGGAGGACGACCTTGACTAAAAGCAGATGGGCAGACACGCACGACGATCCGAATCCGCGATGGATGACGTTCTTCGGAGGCCCGCGCCACGGAATCCGAGATCATTGCGATCCGGACGTCACCATGATGCGGTTCACGGTCGACGGCCGAACCGAAGCCGAGTACCACCGGATGCTGCACCATCGGAAGGTTTGGCTTGCCAATCCCACCGAGGGAGACGACGCGATCGACGCCGACGACGGAAGCGGCCGGGTGTTCGTGGAGTATGCCGTCCTGATGGTTCATGCCGATCGGATGGACGACCGTCCGACGGCGGGCGAAATCTCCCTGATCCTCGCCGACTGCGACTGGTTCGGGCGTCATCCCGTCGGAGCACAACGCCGTTCGTTCGTCGGACGCCGTCAGGCAGACGGAGGAAGCCGTAGGGGCGATCCTTCCGATGAACCGACCGAACGGCCGTTCTAGGCAGCCACGGCTCCTACTGGATCGTAGACCGCCAAATAACCTCCCGCCGGCAACGCCGTCCGGCGCGATCAACCCGCATCTTTTCCCCCAATGCAGCCCGCCCACGCGAACCGTGGGCAGGGCTGTTTTTGTCGCCACAGTAAACAGTCGAAAGCGCGCGACTTTCTGAGCCGATGAAACGGCCATGCCTGTGAACAGCCGACAGAAAGGGAAGCGCCTCGAACGCGAGGCAGCACGGTCGTGGTCGTTGGCCATCGGGACGGGCGCGAGACGCTCCGTCCAGTACAGCGGCGACAACGGCGACGCCGATCTCCGCGTCGACGTCGAGGGCCTTCACGTCGAGGTCAAGGGCCGCAAGTCGATCGGCGCGCTCCGCTTCTATGAACAGGCAGAGGAGGACGCCGGCAAGACGGCATCCATCCCGCTCGTCCTGCTTCGCGAAGACGGAGACACCGACTGGTACTGCCTCGTCAAACTGTCCGACCTCCGGACGGTCGCGGGAAAGATCGCGGTGATCGGGGAGCGTCCATGACGATCGAGGACATCCTGAAGATCGTGTCGGTCGTCCTGATTCCGTCCATCGGAGCCGTCGTGTGGTTGCTACGCGAGGTCTATGGCCTACGATCCGACCTCAAGGAACTGCAGGTCGAGATCAAGAAGGAACGGGAGTCGTCGTCCACCCGCGTCATAGTGTTGGAGAGATCCATCGAGCACCTGAGCAGGAGCGTGACCGAACTGACCATCATCCTCGCACGCGCCGGCATCGACGACCACGGCCGAATGCGCGCGAACAACCGACAGGAGTAGACATGCCCGCATACATGAACAGAGTGACGACGAATGCAACGGGAACGACTTGGAAGCGCTGCTTCCCCAACGACGCGGCCGGCATCTACCGTCACGTCACCATCTCTCAGCCGTCGAACGCAGCGATCATGCGTCAGGCGTCGAACACCAACAACGAGTACGGCCTCGACACGGGCGTCGCGCAGCCGCTCGGAATCTGCGAGACGGCTGACCTCGAGGTCATCAGCGCGTCGACGAACGTCGCGACCATCTCTTTCTTCGGATCCCATCCTGTGAGGCAGCCATGAGTTCTTGGAAGACCACTACCCTCGGCATCCTGTCCGGCGTCGGCATCATCGCGACGCAGGTCTCGTACCTGCTCGACAACGACGCTGCGACCACGTTCTCGTTCGAGGCCGTGATCGCTGCGCTCGGCATCATGGGCATCGGCATCTTCGCCCGCGACAACAAGGTGACGAGCGAGAAAGCCGGCGCGAAGTGAACGCGAACGAGAGATGGATCGACGCGGGCGTCGGCCATTCTCGCGTTCTGTCTTCCGTCGCTGATCGGAGCGAACGCATGCGCATGCTTGCGTCGTCGCCGATGTTCACGCTATGGACTGAGGTCAGGCGGGAACTCGAGGACGCGGCCGACGAGATTCAACGACTCCGCGACGCGACGGGAAGGCTTGAGGCAAGGGTGCGCGCGCTCGAGGGCGAGGACGCTTGAACGAAGAAGGAGACCATGATTGAACGCATCGTCGCTGCCATCGTCGAGGTCCTTGTCAGGATGCTCGGACAGTCCGCGTCCACGCCGTCGACGGCGCGTGACGCAGATCGCGACGTCGGCACTCTTCGCCGTGGCGGCCGTCGCATCTCTGAGTGGTTGCGCCGGCAACCGAACCGTCTTCGTGCCGGAGGAAAGCCCGATCAGGATCGGCCCGAAGGCTGACGTTCGCGTCTACACGATGGTCGACGGCACATGGACACTTTCGGAGAACTGCATCAGGATCCCCGAGGGTTGGTATTGCGTTCCGCCCTCGTTCGTGGCAGAGGACAAGTAGATGCCGATCGTCCGCTATACCTCGAGTCCGGTCGAACGCGAGGTGCGATCGCGTGCCATTCTGTTCAGCGACATGAACGCGGCCGCTGACTGGACGAACTTCGCTACGGGCGGGGTGAACACGTTCACGACGGCAGCGACCAACACCGACGGCAACCGCGTCGGCGTCCTCGACTCCAACACGTCGACGAGCGCGACAGGCAGCGCGGGAATCGGCTCGAACGCCGTCGACTCGGTGGTCTTCGGAACGCGCGAACACAGGATCTCTTGCACGCTGAAGATCCCGACGCTGTCTGTCGCCGCGCAGACGTTCTCCGTCACCATCGGATTCAGCGACAACCGTACATCGACAACTCCAACAGACGGCGTCTACTTCCAATACACCCACGGCGCGTCATCGGGCAACTGGACAGCGATGTCCTACTCATCGGGTGGAACCCTGACGAGTGCAACGGACACAGGCGTGGCGGCCGACACGAACTGGCACACGTTCGACATCGTGGTCAACAAAGACGCATCGACAGCGCGGTTCTACATCGACGGCGTGCTGAAGGCGACGCGATCGACGGCGTCATCCGATTCGATCCCAACAGGCTCGGCTCGAGCAACTGCCGTGTCCGTCTACATCCTCAAGTCCGTCGGCACCACGGCGCGAAGCATTTACGTCGATCAACTGCTGCTCGAGATCGACGCAGACCGCTGACTTGACGGAACGCGGTGCCGGCGCGAGTATGCGCGCAGGAGACAACCATGCAGATCAAATGGCAGTCGCAACTCGGCCAAGACGAGTTTGTCGCGCATATGACGCGGAACAAGCGCAACGGCACGTACGTCGACATTGGCGCAGGCGATCCGGTTCAGATCAGCAACACCCACGCCCTGCACCACTCGTTCGGATGGAGCGGAATCGTGTGCGAGAAGGACGCCGATCTCCTCTGCAAGCATCTTCAGACGCGATCGCAGATCTATGCACACGACGACGCGACGACGGCCGATTGGGACTATCTGTTCTCGCGGATCGCCGTGAATGGATGGATCGACTACCTGTCGCTCGACCTCGAGCCGCCGGATCTCACGCACAGCGTGCTGCAATCGCTTCCGCTCGACAAGTTCAAGTTCCGCATCGCGACGGTCGAGCATGACCGATACAGGCCCGGAGGCCATCGTCGCGCGGCAGAGATGGCCACGATGATGTATCGGGCCGGCTACATCTACTTCGCCACGGCCGAGGTCAAGCAGGACAAGGGGCCGCCGATTCAGATCGAGGACTGGTGGATCCACGGGGAGTCCGGACTGGAGATCCCGCGATGAACGTCGACGCGCCACAGATCAGGGCAACGGAGATCGTCGACGTCGATGCGCTCCGTCCCCACCCGAGGAACTACCGATCGCATCCTCAGGATCAACTTGACCATCTCGTCCAGTCGATCCGCGAACACGGTTTCTATCGCAACGTCGTGATCGCGCGTGACGGAACTATCCTTGCCGGCCATGGCGTGGTGCAGGCGTCGAAGCAGATCGGGCTGAAGAAGATCCCCGTGATCAAGGTCGACCTGTCTCCTGACGATCCGAAGGCCCTGAAGATCGTCACGGGCGACAACGAGGTGTCTCGCCTTGCCGAGATCGACGACCGGATGCTGTCGGAACTCCTCAAGGAAATCAAGGACACCGACACCGAAGGCCTCTTCGGAACGGGCTACGATGAGAAGATGCTTGCGAACCTCGTGTTCGTGACGCGTCCGCAGTCGGAGATCAAGGACATCAACGAGGCGGCCGAATGGGTCGGCATGCCCGAGTACGTTCCGAAGCCCGACGTGCTCAAGTTGATCGTGCAGTTCGAGTCGAAGGAAGACCGTGAGAAGTTCATGGCCATGGCGGGCCTGACGGTCGTCCATAAGTCGCACGGCGAGGGTGCTGTGTGGTCGACCATTTGGCCTGATCGTCCGCGCGACGATCTCACGGCGATGCGATATCAGTCCGACGAGTGAACTTGCCGGCGTCGTCGAACGCCGAGCGGAGTCCCATGAACAAGACCGTCACCCGCTATCCGATCTACGTGATCTCAAAGGGCCGTCACGACTGCTGCCTCACGGCGCGATTCCTCGAGCGCGACGGCGTCGACTATCGCGTCGTCATCGAGCCGCAGGAGTATGACGCATATGCGCAGCACGTCCGTCCCGATCGGCTGCTGAAACTTCCCTTCAGCAACCTCGGCTTGGGAGGGATTCCCGCGCGCAACTGGTGTTGGGAGCACTCGATCGCGGCCGGCCATGAACGGCATTGGATCCTCGACGACAACATCAGCGGCATCCGTCGATGGAACGCCGGCAAGCGCATCCCGATGGAATCAGGGCCGGCATTCGTCGCGTGCGAGGACTTCATCGACCGATACGACAACATCGCCATCGCCGGCATGAACTATCTCTTCTTTGCGCGCGGCAAGGCACCTCCGTTCAACCTCAACGTCCACGTGTACTCATGCCTGTGCATCAGGAACGACCTTCCGCACCGTTGGCGAGGTCGCTACAACGAGGACACCGATCTGTGCCTTCAGGTGCTTGCCGACGGATGGTGCACGGTGCTGTTCAACGCGTTCCTGATCGTCAAGGCAGCGACGATGACGATGAAGGGCGGCAACACGGCGCAACTCTACAAGGGCGACGGCCGTCTGAAGATGGCGCGTTCGCTCGAGCGCGTATGGCCCGGCGTCGTGTCGGTCGGACGTCGGTTCAAGCGGCCACAGCACGTCGTCGCGAACAATTGGGCGAAGTTCGACACGCCGTTGAGGTTGAAGAAGGGCGTCGTGATCCCCGAAACGCCGAACGAGTTCGGCATGAAGTTGAAGCAGGTGCGCACGCCGAAGAACGACAACCTTCGCGGGTTGATCGGAGGAACAGATGGCAAGGCCTAAGGGATCGTATTCGACCAAACTGGATCTCGAGAAGATCGAGATCTATGCGTCGATCGGATGCACGCTCGAGGAGATCGCCGTCATGTGCGACTGCTCCGAGCGGACGCTTCAACGTCGCGCGACGGCCGCCATCGCCAAAGGGCATGAACGCATGAAGACGTCGCTGCGCCGTTGGCAGTACGAGAAGGCGAAGTCCGGCAACACGACTATGCTTATTTGGCTCGGCAAGCAGTTCCTCGGACAGCGCGACAAGATCGACGAGACCGTGCGCGAGGAGACGGTGATCATCGAGCCGATCAACAGGAACGGGACGAATGCGTGATCGTGAAGTTGCCCGCCATCGAGAGCGTGTTCCACGACTCGCAGCGCGAAGTCTATAGGAACCTCGCGCGATTCAGCGTCCTCGAGATCGGCCGACGATGGGGCAAGACGACGTTCGGCCACGTCGTCGCTCAGTACGAAGCGATCGCCGGCAAGAAGGTCGGATGGTTCGCGCCCTCGTACAAGTACCTCGCCGATCCCGTCCGTGGATTCGAGAAGTCACTCGGCCGGCTGATCCGTTCGCACGATCGCATGGAAAAGCGCATGACGCTCCGCACAGGCGGCACGATCGACTTTTGGTCGCTCGAGGGAAAGGGTGGCGAGGATGCCGGACGCGGCCGCGACTATGACTTGATCGTCTTCGACGAGGCGGGATTCGTTCCTGTGCTTCTCCGCAACTGGCGCGAAGCCACGCGCGCGACCTTGACAGATCGCAAGGGACGGGCGTTGTTCTTGGGAACGCCCAAGGGAACGGGCGACTTTCATCGTCTGTTCCTCGAGGCCGAATCCGACACGACCGGACAGATGCGCGCATTCCGCGTCGGCAGCGCGCGCAATCCGTTCCTTGATCCCGACGAGATCGAGGCAGCGCGGAGGATGCTTCCGACCGAAGTGTTCATGCAGGAATACGAAGGCGTGCCGGCTGAGGACGGCGGCAACCCGTTCGGACTTGACGCGATCCGATCTTGCATCGGGCCGCTGTCCGATGGCAAGCCCGAATGTTGGGGTGTCGACCTCGCGAAGAGCCAAGACTGGACGGTCGCAATCGCGCTCGATGCGGACGGCGCTGTATGCAGAGCCGAGCGATGGCAGTCGCCGTGGCACGTCACGCGCGAGCGCCTCGCGCGGATGATCGGCGACTTGCCGGCGCAGATCGACTCGACGGGCGTCGGCGATCCGATCGTCGAGGATCTCAAGCGTGTCTGCCGTCGCGTGGAAGGCTACAAGTTCACGTCGCAGACCAAGCAGCAGTTGATGGAAGGCCTTCAAATCGCGATTCAGACCAAGGAGATACGCTTCCCCGACGGTTGGTTGCGGAATGAACTCGAGGCGTTCGGCTTCCGATACTCAGGAAGGGGAGCCGTGCAGTACGAGGCGACGGCCGGACATGACGACGGCGTGTGTGCGCTTTCCCTCGCTCTGATGTCGAGGCGTGCCAAGAAACCCCTGATACTCAAGGTCATCTGATGAACATGCTCTCGCGCATCAAGGCCGCCTTCAACAACGTCAACTATCTCCGCGCGTCCATGCGCGTGTCGCAGGGCGAGGATGCGAAGAAGCAGCCGTTCTCGTACGCAGCGGCCGTCAAGTCCTACTCGTCGTGGGTATATGCGGCCGCGAACCTGAACGCCGTCGCCGTCGCGTCTCAGCCTCTTCGGCTCTACGTTCGTTCGCGTCCGGGCATGAAACTCTACGAGACGCGGCCCGTATCGCGAAGGACGAAGGCGTTCCTTGCCGGCGGCCTCGATCAACTCCCGTCGCGCCACGTCATGCGGAAGGCTGCTGAGTACGGCGACGAGTTCGAGGTCGTGACGGAGAACCATCCTGTCCTCGACCTGCTCGAGAAGGTCAACCCGTATCAGAACGGATATGACGCGACCGTCCTTCGAGTGCTGTACACCGAACTGACGGGCAACGCGTATCTGCATCCCGTGATCGACCGTACGCTCGGGATTCCCGTCGAACTGTGGACGATGCCTTCGCAATGGGTCGAGATCATCCCGGGCAAGGAGCGATTCCTCGACGGATACCTGTATGGCGCGACTCGCGAACAGCGGAGGTTCTTCGCTCCCGACGAGGTGATTCACTTCAAGCGGCCGAATCCCGCCGACATGTACTACGGCATCGGAAAGGTCGAGGCTGCTTGGGGCGCTGTCCAGTCCAACGAGGAGGTCCACAACATGGACTTCCACTTCTTTGCGAACAAGGCCCGTCCCGACTGGCTGATGACGATCAAGGGCGCTGTCAGCGCGGAGGAACTCGAGCGACTCGAGACGCAGATCGACGAGAAGTTGCGCGGAGGTCGTCGAACAGGGCGCTTCCTCACGGCGTCAACCGACATCGACATCAAGCCGCTCTCGTTCCCACCGAAGGACCTTGCCGGCCGATCGGAGATCGTCGAGGAGATCGCTGCCGTGTTCGGCGTTCCCGTCTCGATGCTTAAGGCCAACGATCCCAACCTCGCATCGGCGACGGTCGGCTTCGCGTCGTGGAAGTCCAACACGATCCTTCCGCTGCTTCGGATGGACGAGGAAGTGCTGAACCAGTCTCTTCTTCCTCTCTTCGGCATCGAGGGCGACGCGTTCCTTGCCTACGACAATCCAGTCATGGCAGACGAGCGCTTCGAGTTCGAGAAGGCGCGCACGTCGGTCGCGACGGGACTGATGACGGTCAACGAGGCCCGCGTCCGCGAGGGCCTCGAGCGTGTCGACGATCCGGCGGCCGACCGTCTCCTATTCTCCAATCAGCCGCTCGGTGGCGTTCCACAGCCGGCCGTCCCGCCCGCGATGCCGATCCTGCCCGCTACGGCCACGGAGCCTGCCGCTACGGCGTCCGTCGCATCTGACGGCACGGACGGAACGGATCAAGCCGCACAGGCTGAGACTGCCCTTGCTACGAAGTCTGCCTCATGTGGATGCCACGGCAACCCGCAGCACATCCTCGGCGCTGTCGACGAGAAGGCGACTGATCCGTGCGTCGGCGAGAAGATCAGCAAGTTGATGGGCGAGGGCTATCCGCAGGATCAGGCCATCGCGATCGCGATCTCCATGTGCGAGGGCGAGAAGCAGAAGGCCATCGGCGACGTCGACACGAAGCCACCGCAGGTCGTCGCTGACAACGCACGACGCGCCCTTGACGTCCGCGAATCCAAGCCGGAATCGCAGCGCGGGATGACGGCCGTCGGCATCGCCCGTGCGCGCGACCTATCGAACCGGGTGTCGCTTTCCGAGGACACGATCAGGCGAATGGTCGCGTACTTCGAGCGTCATCAGTCCGACAAGCAGGGACAGACTTGGGACGAACAGGGCGCGGGATGGCAAGCATGGATGGGATGGGGTGGCGACGAAGGTTGGTCTTGGGCCAAGCGGAAGCGCGACGAGTTCGACCGACAGCGAGGAGAGAAGTCCGAGGAATGGGACGTCGAGATGTTCGCCAAATGGGACGGCGAGATGTTCGCCAAGTGGATCTCCGAGTGCGTCGACGAATCGCTCTGCACCAAGGACTGCGGTTCGGGCGCAGGAGGCTTCAAGCCCGGGAACGACTGCGCATCGGATGGATCGTCGTCCGGTTCATCGGCATCCGCTTCGTCCCCGAAGCCTCCGAGTCCGAAACTCGATGCACCGAAGAAGCATGACGTCGCGCTGCCGGCCAATCCGAGGCGCATGACGGTGGATCAGTTCGACGCGGGCCTGTCGGCGATGGGCTACGAGCGCGTTTCGTCGCGCGTCGAGAATCCGAACAGCCGAACCGACCGACGCCAACTCTACACGGTGCGCGACGCGAGCGGCAACACCACGGAAGTCGACAGTCACGACCTTCTCGCCTCGATGTATGCATCGTCGAGTGATCCGAAACTGTCCAAGGTCAAGCCCGTCCGTCGTAGGAAGTCGGCCGGCTGCGACTGCGGGTGCGACGGAACCGTCTCGCAGAAGGCCCTGTGGTCGATGGAATCGGAGTCATACGCGATCGCCACGAAGGCATCGCGCAAGGACGTCGCCAAGCAGTTCGACGCGATCACCGAGGACGAAAGCCGAATCGGTCGCGCCGTTGACAAGGTCCTGCAGCGGCAGATCGACGCCGTCATCAAGAAGTTGAACGCGTCGACGATCCCGTCTCGAGAACTCACGCTCGAGGTCGAGTCCGTCCTGAAGAGCGCTCGTTGGGATCGCGAACTCGTCGAGGCGTTGCGACCGTACCTTCAGCGTTCGCTCGAGAACGGCATCAGCATCGGACTCGATTCGGTCAAGCAACTCGCCAAGGCAATGCCTGACTTCAATCCGGACACGGCGAACCTCGATGCATATGCGCGTTCCGAATCCGTTCGTCTCTCTCGAGGAGTCGCGCGTGGCGTCAACGAGTACACGAAGGTGCGCGTGAGCAAGATCCTCGGCGACGGCATCGAGTCCGGCGAGACGCCGAAGCAGTTGGCTGATCGCGTCCGTGAATGGGCGGGCGAGAAGGGCGACGCAGCCCGCGCGACGCAGTCGCGTGCGTTGACGATCGCGCGAACCGAAGCAAACCGCGCGACGCGCAAGGCCGAATCCGAAGCGTGGAAGTCAACTGGACTTGTCGAAGGCAAGACGTGGCTGCTTGCTCCCGATCCGTGCGAGTTCTGTCAGGCTGCGGCCGACGCATTCGGGACGGAATCCGTCGGAATCAACGAGCCGTTCTTCGGACAAGGCACCGTGCTGAAGGGAGCGGACGGAAACGAGATGACTCTCGACTACGAGGCCGTCGACGGCCCACCGCTGCATCCGAACTGCAGGTGCTCGATGCAACCGAAACTGATCGACGACTACGAGTCGATCATCAAGGACATGGAGAAGGACTTGGCGATGCAGAACGGACCTTGGAAGGAGCCGGCATGACCACGATGATCCGCAAGGCGCTTACAGCGTCGATCGACACGACGGCGTCGGGATTCACCGCCACGATCACGGCCGAGACATTGGATCGCGATGGAGAAGTGCTGATTCCCGCCGGCATGAACAGCCGCGAGTTCGACACGAATCCCGTTCTGTTTTGGAACCACGACTACTCGAAGCCTGTCGGCCGCGCCGTGGGCCTGAAGCGTCGTGAGCGTGACATCGTCGGCGACTTCGTCTTCGCAAAGCGTCCCGATGGATATCAAGGCGAGTTCTTTCCCGAGGTCGCAGCAGCGCTCGTCGGCCAAGGAATCGTCCGTGGAGTCAGCGTCGGATATGCGGCCGAGCCGAACGGAACGCGACGCGCGACCGACGTCGACCGGAAGAAGTACGGCGACATGGTTCACACGATCTTCAGTCGGTGGAAACTGCTCGAGATCAGCCTTGCGCCCCTTCAGTGCAATCCCGACGCGCTGATCACGGCCGTCAAGAAGGGCATGATCAGCCCGGGCGCTGCCAAGGCCTACTTCGGCATCGACGCTCCAAAGCGGACGGTCGTGACGATCGAGATGCCGGCGCTTTCGGACTCATCCCGCGCGGACGACCGTCCGATTGATGTCGCAGCCATCGTGCGTCGAGAAGTCGCACGACGGAAAGGTGCGCTTTACGCCTGACCGGATTGCCTACGGAACGCCCTGCAAGCATTCCTCGCGGGACACGGCGCACGGAGAACAAACATGAAGACCATCACCATCAGCGAGTTCAAGGACGCACTTACCCAAGCCGCCAAGATCAAGGGCGAGAAGGGCGTGCTGCATCAGAAGAAGTTGATCCTCGAGGGCGACTACATGATCACGGACTCGAACGGCATGGCCGTCGATCCGGAGACGCTCGACGTCCACATCCTCCCGGCAGGCGCGGAAGCGCCCATGACTGAATCGGCGAAGAATCAGGAGACCTCCGTGCTCGAAGAGCAGATCACCAAGAGCGTGCGTTCGGCGATGTCCGGCGCAGTCAAGGACGCACCGAAGTTCGCCGTGACGGCCGAGCCGAAGGCGTGGGAGTCGGCGCGCGTCTACGGACGCCTGAAGCACTTCAAGGACAAGTCCTCCGCGTTCCGATTCGGTTCGTGGTGCCTCGGCGCGATGGGCCACAAGAAGTCGGCTCAGTTCTGCAACGACAACGGCATCATCCTCCGCAAGGCGCACAGCGAAGGCGTCAACGTGCAGGGCGGCTTCCTCGTTCCCGACGAGTTCGAGAGCGAACTGGTCACTCTTCGTGAGCAGTACGGCGTCTTCCGTCGCAACGCCCGCGTGTGGCCGATGGCGTCGGACACGCTGCGCATCCCGAAGCGCGCTGCCGGCCTCACCGCGTACTTCGTCGGCGAGATGGTCGCCGGCACCGAGAGCACTCAGACTCTCGATCAGGTCAACCTCGTGGCGAAGAAGTTGATGGCGCTGACGACCGTGAGCAACGAACTGCTCGAGGATGCCGTCGTGAACATCGGCGACGACATCGCGGGCGAGATCGCGTATGCGTTCTCCTACAAGGAGGATGACGCCGGCTTCAACGGCGACGGCACTTCGTCCTACGGTCAGATCGTCGGCCTGAAGAACGTCCTGACCGACGCGACCTATCAGATCAGCGACGGCGCTGCGACTGCGACGTCGGGCGTCACGCTTGCCGAGATCAGCGCAGGCCTTGGCAAGTTGCCCGGTTGGGCCGCTCAGCGCGGGAACATCAAGATCTTCTGCAACAAGTCGGTGTACCACGCCGTGTTCGAGCGCCTGATGTACGCGACCGGCAGCGGTGCCGCGACTGGTGCAATGGCGACTGAGATCGCGCGTGGCATCGCCACGCCTTCCTTCCTCGGCTATCCGGTCGAGTTCACTCAGGTGCTTTCGGCCAACCCGTCGGGTGCCGGCGCTGTGTTCGCCTACATCGGCGACATGCAGCAGGGTTGTTACCTCGGCGATCGTCGCTCGACTCAGATCGCGTTCTCCGATTCGGCGCTGAACGCGTTCGAGCAGGACGAGCGCGTCATCCGTGGTTCGCAGCGGTTCGACATCGTCTGCGCGAACTGCGGAAGTTCCTCGGCGTCCGGCGCGATGATCAAGATGACCCTCTGATTCCTAGGAGAACACACACATGCGAGTCCAACCCAAAGTCAGCGTGGCCTTCAGCGCCACGAACGTCACAACCCTTGCATCGTCGGTCGACTGCATCGGATACTCGTACGCTACCTTCGTGGCGTCGACCAACACAACTGGTGGCCTTCACACGACGGCGGCCAACACGATCCTCGAGGAGTCCGATGACAACTCGACGTTCTCGACCGTCACCACCGGCGTCACCTTCGTGACCACGACGGCCGTCACCACCACCGCGAAGTGCGTTTGGAACGTCGACCTTCGCGGACGAAAGCGATACATCAGGCCGACCCTCGGCCTTGCGGCCACAGCCTGTTCGCAGATCACAGCGATCCTGTACAACGCGTCGAAGGACTCGCCTACGACCGCTGCTTTCGCGAACTCGGTCAACGTCGCCAACATCTGAGCGGCGATCCTCCTCTCTCTCGGCCGCGCGGCTCCCTGTGGGCCGCGCGGCCGCTTTTGGCTATGATGAGATCAAGGAGACAGCATGGACGATTACAAGGACATCGGATTCATCCTCGCGGAACTGCGGACGGACGACGCGATCAAGCATCTGCAGCAGGTGGCTTTGGAGATGAAGCCGAAGCAGCGTCTCCGCATGCAGGTTCCCGACTTCGATCAGGCGATCGTCTCGTACAAATCGGGATCGGGCAGCGCGGAAATGCTGATGCTCGACAACGGACGGTTCAAGTCCATTTGGAACCGGACGAAACTTCAGCGCGCGCTCGACCACGCGGGATTCATGCTGACGGGCATGATCAAGTCGCCCGAGGGAATGCTCGTCGCGACGGCGATGCGCTATGACCTCCCCGATCCTGAACTTCCGATGCGCAACGTCCGCGCGATCATGTCGCTTCCGAGGATCGCTTGGACCACGACGATGTCCGTCCTGCATGAGTCATGCATGCGGCTCGGCATCGAGGCGCAGCGCGCGACGGGCGTCTTTTGGAGCCAATGCCTCGAGCGCATGATGGAGCAGGCGATCGCCGACGGCGTCGAGTACATCCTGACGGTGGACTACGACTCGGTGTTCGACCAACATGACATCGTCCGGCTGTGGCAGATCATGGATGCGAACAAGGACGTTGCGGCCGTCTGTCCGATGCAGATTCAGCGCGATCGTGTGAACGCGCTGTGCAGCATCAAGGACGGCAAGGGTGGATTCCATGCGACGGTCGACGAGGAGACTCTACAGACCGACGTCGTCGACATCTACACCGGCCACTTCGGACTGACGATGATCCGAACCTCGGCCCTTGCCGGTCTCCCGCGTCCGCTGTTCCACTCGAAGCCCGATCCGAACGGCGGGTGGAACGAGGGCAAGGTCGACGACGACATCACCTTTTGGATGCGCTTGAACGACGCCGGCAAGCGCGTCTGCCTCTGTCCGCGCGTCCGGATCGGCCACCTTCAGTTGGTCGTCACTTGGCCCGACGACGGCTTCATGGCTGTCCACCAGTACCATCCCGAGTACATCGACAACGGACGCCCGCCCTATACGCTGCCTCGGTGACAGTCCTAGGCCATCCGTCCTGCGGGACGGTTCGACGGCCGTCCCTAGGGCCGCAGCCCTACGCAGCCCTATAGGCTGCCCGGGACAATCGGAGAATCGGGAATGTCGGATGACCTATGGTTGGTGATCAAGCCGTTCTCCGTCTACGACCCCAAGCGCGGCCGGCAGGATCTTCGTCCCGGGACGGTCGCGAACCTAGCCGGCCGCGAGACGGCTGACCTCCTGAAGCGTGGCTACGTCATGCGCATCGCGGCCGCTGCTCCGCTGTTCACCGACTCGCCGTCGGTGCTTTCCAAGCCGATGAAGAGATCGAAGGAGTAGCGATGGCCGTAGACGCGAAAAGCCTCATCACCCTTGCGGACTTGAAGTTGAACCTCGGCATCACGGCGACGACCGATGACGCCGTCCTCGAGAAGTGCATCGACAGGGCAAGCAAGACCGTCGAATCGTACTGCGGACGCGTGTTCACGGAGCAGGTCTACAGGGAGACCTACGACACGTCGGGACAGCGTAGGCTTGCGCTGAACCAGTATCCGGTCAGCGTGATCCGCTTCGTCGGCGTCGATTGGAATCACGCGATATCAATCAACTCGACGGATCCGACGGATGTGATGGTTAGCGTCGCAGTCGACACCGACCACGTTCATCTTCATCGCGTGACGAGTACGGGAGCGGAGTCGAATCAATCCATCACGTTTGTCAGCCGCGAGACTACTGCGGAGATGGCTTCATACATCTCGGGCATTGCGGGATTCTCAGCGACATCTCTTCTGAACCTCCCATCGAACTATCTCCGAAAGACCGCCGGCCGAAGCCTGAAGTACTCGACTTGCTATCTCTCCGCGTGGAGCGGAGGACTGTTCGACTATCAGGCTGATCTCACGACGGGAATCGTCTACGGCCCGCAGATCGCCGGATACAAGGCGCTGTTCGTCGACTACACGGCCGGATATGCCACGATCCCCTATGACGTGCAGGAAGCCACGATGTCGATCGCGTCGCGCATGTACTACGGAAGAAAGCGCGACGGAGGCTTGGCGTCGGAATCGCTCGGTGGATATTCGTACAGCACACGATCGTCTGCCGAGATCGACGCCGAAGCGAAGACGACGCTGCAGCAGTACCGGAGGATCCTGTGAGCATCGAGTCGCTGATCTACAGGTTCGGGCGAACGTTCTACGTCTACCGTCCGACGGTCGCTGCGAAATCCGATGGAACTTCCTCTTGGTCGTATCTTCCGAAGGATCCAACCCTGACTCTACAGGGATTCCTGCAGCCGTCCGCACAGTCGGAGGATCCATTCGAGGGACGGGCGAACACGCGCACGACCGGAACGATGTACTTCGTCGGCGATCAAGACATCAGGATCGAGGACGAGATCTACACGACGACCAACGGAACAAGTCCATGTTGGCGCGTGCGCGGACG